TACCCGATATACCCGATACCGTTCTTATCGGTATCGGGTATTTTTTTGTCTCAAAATTTTTTGCATGCAATTTTTGTGCTAGACTAAAACCGATTTTGCGAAAAACCTTGCACAACACCCCACAGACCAAATTGACAAAAAGGTTTTTGAAAAAATTGACAAAAAGATTTTTGAACAAAAAGGTTTTGCAACTAACTACCCAGCATATTCAGTTGTCAAAGAACAATATGCCCATCAACACACGGGCATTCTTGGATTTTAAAAAAATAACAAAAAGACTTCCTAATACCCACGCTTAATCCGTATAACTTGCTTCAGTGCGGGGATATGCCCTATACACCTATGCCGTAACGCAGCAAAGCCAGTGTAGCTTCGAGGTGAAGCCACACTCTTACTACGTTTATGCTTCTCTACCTGCGGGGGGTGCACCACAACAGGTGCATTCATATCTGTGCAATACCTAGTATTCAAGCACGTAGCATACCATATACGATTATATGGATACCCATATTCTTTGGATAACTTATATGCTTTTTCATCATACGGCACATCATATGGTATATCTTCAGGTATAGCTGGTTTGTAAGGTTTGGTTAATACTACTATCATTAAGTTAAATAGGACAAGTAGTAGTAGTGTCAGCATTTCGTATTGCCTCCTCCATCTCAATTATTATTTCTTCATCACATTTGCCGTTGCCTCCGCAGTTCATGTTACAGCTTATGCCCATATCATGGGGTACTGCATGGATACAAAAGTCGGCACGGTCGCAAGTTGTATATTTGTTGCATATCACCATATATACTATATATACACCCCAGTTAGGCAGGAAGCGACTATGTTTAAAGATTTTCTAAAATATCTACGATTATATAGGAAATATATTGATTTAGGGGGTAATTGTTTGAGTAGTAGGTCAGAGATTAAAGCTAGGAGAGCAGAATTACTAGAGAAAAAGAAAACCGCTAAAACAAAGGAAGAGATTAAAGCATTAGAAGCATTGGAAGCAGCATGGAACGCTAGGGAGAGGAAAATAGCAAAGTTCAGGGCTAAAGCTGGGAAAATTGGAGGTAAGGCTAGGAGTATTAAAAAGGAAAAGGAAAAGGATATTAAGGATGTTGTGGAGAAGAAAGACTATGAACTGGATAAGAAAACTCAGGATGAAATAGAAGCTGCTATCAGACTCACAGGTGGATGGTTATCAAAGACTGCTAAAGAACTTGGTATGCCTGTTGAGAAAGTTAAGGCTGCGATTAAAAGGAATAAAAGGTTAAAAGAGGTTTTATTTGAAACTAAGGAACATTTACTGGACTTGGTTGAAGATACACTGTTTGAGAGGATTATAGAGAAAAAAGATGTGTTAGGTGCTATGTTCTGGCTGAAGTGTCAGGGTCAGCATAGGGGATGGATAGATAAGCCTAAAAATGGTGGGTCGGCTGATAAGCCTATACATATAAAAATTACACCAGTGGAATTACCAAAAGGGGAACGTAGGATTGGTCGTCCTAAAAAAATATATACAGAAGTTAAAGTCCTTCCTGCAAGTCAATCAAAAGATGAAATATTGGAATCTAGATTGGCTAATCAGGATGAAGTTATAGAAGGTGAAATAATAGATTCTTAGGAGGTTTAAATGCCAAGTACTTATGGATAAAATGGTTGTTACTGTTTCAAGGTATTGGGATAATCCAAAAATACTTACTAAAGTTACTAATAAAGAAATATCTTTAGAAATGTCTTTGGATGATTTTAAAGAAGCTTTAAAACAAGAGATTGGTTCTGTGACTACTGTAGTTACTAAAACTGGTTTATCTAAAAAATAGATACTGCTTTTACTAATATTGTAGAACGTATTAAAGAAGAAAGTGCTAAAGTAATTAATTAGGAGGTGGTGATGCAAGAAACAGAACACCAAATAGAACGTAGAGAAGATAGGATAGAGTTAGGTAGATTAATTGAATCTGTTGGAGGTTTAAAAAATGACATAAAAGAATTGCGAGAGGATTGGCATAGAGATATAGATAAACTAGAAACAAAACTTGATATAGCTGGAAAATCATTTATAACACGAGTTGAATTTCTGCCAGTTAAAAGTATTGCTTATGGACTTGTGGCTATTTGTGGCTTAAGTATTTTAACTGCTGTTATAAAATTAGTGGTGATGAAATGAAAGACATTATTAGGTGTAAAATTATTTATTGGGTATCATTGGCTATATTAGGTATTATGTCTTTTATTATAGGGCAAATTGCTGTTATGTTGTATTACCCCTATAAGACAATAGATGTTAAAGAACCTGTACAGATACTTAATGAGAATAAACGCTTAATAAGAGGAAGCCATCTTGTTATAGCATTTGATTATAAGAAGTACATCAATGCTGATGCAGAGATAATCTATCAGCTACGTAACAAAGACATTAAGCATTATATTACTTTATCTACAGTCAAGTCAAATGTAAGCGTTGGAAAAGGAATCGCTGTAACATCAATATACATACCCGATACTGTTGTAGTCGGAAAGTATGCTTTGATAGCTACAAGCAAATATAAAGTGAATGAGTTTAGAACAATCTGTCGAAGATTTGTATCAGAAGAATTTAGTGTTACAGGGAGATAAGGATATGGGAAAGTGGGTTAAACCAGAATGGTGCAAGAATGATTTGGATTGTAATATTTGCATCCACTGGAGTAGTGCTAAGAAGTATTGTAGGAAGATGACGGAGGTCATTGATGCTAATAACAATAGTAATATTGACAATAGTGATGGTAGTCGAGAACATAATTGACATCATACTCACTAATAAAATTATCAAAGCTGGCGGGACAGAATTAAACAAAATTGTATGTTATGTAATGAAGAAATTAGGTGATAAGTGGTATTTCTACAAACTTGCTCTTGCTCTAATTGATATTATCTGTATTGTAATTATGTGCCTTCTTGGATTTTATAAAATAGCACTGGTGTTCATTCTTTGTGGAGATATTGCTTATATTTGGGTTCTTTGGAATAACTGGAAGGAAAGCAGAAGTGAAAAAAGATAATCCAATAATAACAGCATGGAACATGGCTAAGGGGGCGGAAAGGTATGAGTTCATCTTTATCGTGTGCAAACTCTACAGAGGACTTATTGAAAGATTATGCAAAAAAATCAGAGAAAACAATTACTCATGTGATAGTGAGGGCGGACAAGACAATATTGGAGATGGCAGTCAACCAAAATGTGAGGATTGCCTCATACGCACAAACTTCTACTGGCATAATACCAACTGGTACTGTGATAATGAGCATACAGGAGTTTGAAGAACTTAAAAATAAATATGAGGAGAGTTTATAATGAATCTTAAAATAATACTTGAAGTAGACAATAAAAAGATAGAACTTACAGAACAAGAAGCAATGGAATTAAAAGACAAATTAGATGTTATGTTTAGTAAACCAACTACTGTTCCTTACCTAGTTCCAATATATCCATATCCAAAATATCCTATTATTACATACTATTATAAATATGATAATTCTTCTACTGCTTCCGAGAAGGAGAATCCATGTTCTTCTTATACCCGTTCTTTCTCTTGGGCAAACTCAAGTGACAATGTTAATAGAGTGTTATGTGGAGGTATGGTGTCATGATAACTATTTTATCTGCTTTATTAGGCTTAGTCGGAAGTTTTGCACCAGAAGTAATAAAGTATTTTAGCAAAAAACAGGATAATGAGCATGAAATCAAAATGCTTGAAAAACAGGTTGAAGCTCAAAAGATATTACACGAGCAGAAACTTGAGGAAATTAATACAGAAGCGGACATAAAAGAAAGCATAGCTTTGTATGAGGCGGCTGAAGTAACTCCTACCCAAGTAAAGTGGGCTGATGCATTGTTAGGGATACTGAATGGTACTGTAAGACCTGTTGTTACGTATGCCTTTGTGGCTATGTATCTTTGGGTCAAGATTGTAATGATTTATACTTATGTATGGATACAAAAGTTATCCACAATTCAGGTTGTCCAACAGATGTGGACAGAATTTGATAATTCAGTTCTCATGCTTGTCTTGGGTTTCTGGTTTGGCGGTCGTATGGCTCAAAAGGTATTTAAGTTGAAATGAAAATATCAGAACGTGGCATCAACTTTATCCAACACTTTGAAGGGTTTTATTCTAAGCCCTATTATTGCCCTGCTGGCGTACTAACGATAGGCTTTGGCACGGTAATCAAAAAGGGTATGTATGTTGACGGGATAACAAAAGAACAAGCTACAGAACTAATGATGAATGAACTTAATAAAAATGAGCGGAGTATAAATAGGCTCATAAAAGTTGAACTAAATCAAAACCAGTTTGATGCGTTATGCTCTTTTGTTTATAACTTAGGTGCGGGTTCATTACAGGTAAGCACATTACGAAAGAAACTAAACAATGGCGAATACTTAGATGCTGCTAATGAGTTTCTGAAGTGGGTATATGGCGGCGGCAAAAAGTTGAAAGGTCTTGTAAGAAGAAGATTGGCAGAAAGGGAGATGTTTATTGGCTAAAACTAAAGGTAGTTCTGAATTATTTGATACATTATTTGAGCCTACAATTATAAATAAAGAATTGAAGGCTACTCGTGTATTTTTGGCTAATTTTGAGAGTACAAAAGAGATTGTTGTTAATATGGGAGGAGGTGGTAGCTCTAAATCATATTCAATAATTCAATTATTATTGTATAAATTTTTAACGGAGAAAAATAAGAAATTTTTAGTAGTAAGAAAAACAATGCCGTCAATGAGAACATCTGTTATTATACCTTTTTATGAGATTATGGATTCATTTGGAGTTAGGGATAGGATAAAGGAAGATAAAGTCGGTATGAACTTTTATTTTGGTAGCAACTTAATACACTTCAATGGTTTAGATAATCCAGAAAAGATAAAATCATCTTCATGGAACTATATGTGGTTTGAAGAAGCTACTGATATAACAGAAAATGATTTCAACACTGTTAGACTATACTTAAGGGCACCATCTGCGGATAAGAAACCCAATCAGATATTTATATCGTTTAACCCTATAGATGAATTTCATTGGTTAAAAGAGAAGTTAATAAGTAATAAGGCTTTTAAAAATGAGATAGATGTTATACACTCAACATATAAAGATAACCCATTTTTACCCGAAAAAAGCAAAAAAAGATATGAGGAATTAATTGATAAAGATATTAACCTCTATAGAATTTATGCTCTTGGTGAATGGGGAAAATTGGAAAATCTAGTTTATAGAAATTGGGAAAGTATCCCGTCTATGCCTGTTCATATGAAAAGCGGTATTGTACTATATGGGTTAGACTTTGGGCATAATGACCCTAATGTTATAATAAGAAGTGTTGTAAAAGATAAAGATGCTTTCCATGAACAACTACTCTACAAATCTGGCATGACTGTATCAGAATTGATAGCTTACATGCAAACAACAATTCCTAAAAAAGAATGGAGTAAGCCTATGTACGCTGATAGTCAAAGACCTGAGGTTATTAAAGAGATAAGAAATGCTGGGTTTAATATAAAAGCTGCACAAAAAAATATTGTAGCTGGTATAGATTTTTTAAAACGTATGAGGCATTTTGTAAAAGAGGATAGTTCTGATTTGATTAAAGAGTTTAGGGCTTATAGCTGGAAAACAGACAAACGTGGTAATATCATAGATGAGCCTGTTGATTTTATGAACCATGCGTTGGATAGTATAAGGTATTCCTTATACTCACATCTTAGGACAGATGGTTTATACAAGGTTAGATGGATTTAAATTCACTATTATCATAAACTGAATGTTTAGATAAGTGATGGAGGGAAAATGACCAAAACATTAGTTCAAAAACTGTTAGAGAGATTTGGGTATTACAAAAAGGGAATAGGTAATTTTACAGAAGATTCAGCTATACATAGGAGTCTACGAAGTTATTTATCATCAATAGATAATATGGAGGTAGTTGACCCGTATAAGAATAGTGTATGGGTATTTGCATCAATTAATGCTATAGCACAAAATATATCAAGAGTTCCGTTTTATATCTATGAAGAAAAAACAAAAGATATAAAAACAATAGTTAATAAGGGCCCATTATATGAATTATTTACTAATCCTAATCCATATATGATTACGAATACATTATTCTTTGCTACGGTTTTATACTTGGAATTGTATGGAGAAAGTTTTTGGGTTATTGATAGGGCAAATATAACTGAAATACCTCAAAATATATGGGTAGTAAATCCAACAAGATTTGAACCTGTTTTAGAGCCTGATGCTAAAGGTAGAAAAGTATTTAAGGGTTATTGGAAATATATTGGTGCACCACAGGAAGAGTTAATTTTAGCACCACATCAAATATTACAATTTAGATATTTTGACCCTTATAACGAACTTAGAGGGGCGTCTGGTTATGAGCCTTCAAAAATAGGTGTGGAGCAAGATTATTTTGCTAGTAGATATAATAAACAGTTTTTTAAAGATGGTATATCTTTATCGGGATTGATTAAAGTTCCTGATTTTCTTACTGATGAGCAATTTAATAGGATGCGTAGCCAATTTGAGCAAAAACATGGTGGATATAGTAATGCTCATAAAGTAGGTATTATTGAGGGTGGTGCTGATTTTGTTGAAACAAAAGCCATGTCACAGAGGGATATGGAATTTTCAGTATTAAAGGATACAATACGTGGTGAGATATTAGCTGCTTTTAAAACAAATGAAGTAGTTTTAGGAAATTATAGTAACATACAATCTTATGAAGGTATAAAACAAGCTCATGAATCATTTTGGAAAGAAACATTATTACCAAAAATAATATATTTAGAAGATTATTTATGGGCTAAATTTTTTGCGAATATACAAGGTGGTAGATATTGGGGCGGTTTTGATATATCTGTTGTTGAAGCCTTAAGAGAAGATTTTGGAAAAAAAGTAGAAATGGCTAAGATTTTAAATGAAATGGGGTACCCAATAAATGCTATTAATAAACGGTTAGATATGGGTTTTGAGGATATGCCCTGGGGAAATACATGGTGGGTTAAAATGGGTACTATACCAGTTGAAAATGCTGTTGAGGCTATAACTCCAATACAACAGCCAGATGAGGATGACGAACCTATATCGGCACCAGATGATGAACCTACACCATCTGGAGATGAACCTACAACTGAACCAATGCCAGATAAGGGGGTAGATTTTACTATGAGAGAAGATTCATTATGGGGAAATTTTATATCTAGGGAAATATCGATAGAACAAATGTTCAAAAGCAAATTTAAAAGATTTTTATTTGAACAACGGAAACGAGTTTTAGCAAATGTTTTTGATGATAAAGCTGTTATACTTGATGTAGATTTTGAGGTTAAAGAATTACAAAATGTTATCACAAACACATATAAACTAGCAGCCCAAGCAGGATTACAGTTATTAGATGAGGAATTACTTATTGAATCGGATAAAATATCAGATACAGTATCAAAATTTATCTCTAAGCGTATTGAATTTAGTACAAATACAATTATCTCAACAATAGAAAAAGGACTAGCCAAAATAACTGGAGATAACAAACAAGACTTAGCTAAGAAAATTAGAGTATTTTATAATAAGACAGATAGTAGAGTAACAACTATAGCAAGAACTGAAGCATGTTCCATTATTAATGGTGTTAGGTTTTATGCGATGGGTGAGCGGGGTATACAGTATCATAAATGGATTTCTAAATCAGAAAATGGTAGACATAATAAATTTGCAGGGAAGGTTGTAAGACTTGGAGATTCTTTTAGTGATGAGTTTGTTATTAGATTTCCGTTGGATAGTAAAGCTCCAATACAAGAGATAATAAATTGTAAATGTTACGCTATTCCTGTTATTAAAGTTAAAGAAAAAAATTAAGTATTGGCGTTAATATGTGTGAATTAAAGATTATTTTAATTATTAACGATTATATTAATGAAAACTACTTTTTAGGAGAATAATAATGAGCGAACCTATAGTTAAAACTTTTATCAGTGATGTTAAAAGTGTTAATGAGCAAGACTTCACACTTGAGGCTGTTATATCAGATGAAACAGTTGATAGGTATGGAGAAGTTATTAAAGTAGATGCTTGGAAAAAAAGATTATATAGGTATAAACAAAATCCTATTCTTTTGACATCACATCGATATGATAAGTTGACTAACCAAATAGGAGAAGCTACTAAGGTTGGTGTTGTAGATGGAAAATTAGTAGCTAAGTTTAAATATTATGTTAATGAAGGCAATCCTGAAGCTGATTGGGGATGGAAATTAGCATCTAAATTTGGTAGGGCTGCTTATTCTGTTGGGTTTTTACCATATGAGTATGAAGATAAAGAATATGATGAGGACGTTAAAAAAGGTAAAAAACCATATAGAGAGTATATTGATGTAGAATTGCTTGAAGTATCACAGGTTTTAGTTCCCGCTAACCCATCGGCTATGATGAAAAGTTTTAATGAAGAGGAAGATACTGAACTAAAAGGATATATTGATTTTGTTAGAAAAGGTTTAGAAACTGATACTGATTATGAAACTATTATAAAAGAAGATTTGGTGGGTAAAGATGCTGAAGATATTATAGAAACAAAACCAGATACTGAAAATTATGTTCATATTGAAGTTGATGGTGAAAAAGATAAACATAAAAACCATGATATAAAGACAATAACAATTTCTGCATCTAAAGGTATAAAAGCTCATTATTGTACTGAAAGTGATTGTAAAAAGATAATTGGTTATTTATTTGATAAAGAAAAAGGCTGGACACATGAAACAGCACAAGAATGGGTAGATGAGCATAGTAAAATGATGGTTGGTGATAGGTGTGAAGTATGTTATACCGCAGATGCTGGAGAATTATTTCTAACCTATTGGTTAACTTATGATGAATTAACAAATATTACAGATATGAATAAATCACCTGAAATAGAGGAGGAGTGTATGGAAGAAATTTTAAATGCTGTAAAAACATTAGAAGAAAAGATAGATGCTATTAAAGCATGGATTGATGCTAAAGCTGAGGAAGAAGAATTGTTTAATAAACAGCTTGAAGAAGATTTTAAAGAATTGGAAACATTAAAATCTAAAGCTGTTGAGGAAACAACGAGCTATATAAAACAGTTGTTAGAGGATACTAACAGTGTGCTAGAACAAACAATTTCCGTTCAGTCTAAGTAGGCTATGAACAAGGAGAAATTTACTTATAAAAAATAGGAGGATTAATAAAAATGGAAGAAATTAAGAAACTTTTAGAAAACCAGAAAGAAATGGTTGGTAGTGTTGCATCTACACTGAAAGAGCTTAGTGAAGCCCAGCATGGTTTGGATGCAAGAATGAAACAGATTGAAACTAGAATGTCTCCTGGACTTGGAATAGGCATAAGCGTTCCTGGTTTGGAAAGTGAGGCTAAGAAATTTTCCCTTCTTAGAGCGGCTAGAGCAATAGTAACTAAAGATTGGTCTGGTGCTGGTTTTGAGAGGGAAGTATTTAATGAAGCCAACAAAAGGGCAATGTCCATGGGTGCAGATACCAGTATGGGTTATTTTGTCCCTAATGAGATTTTAGCTGGCTACATTGAATTGTTAAGAGCAGAATCAGTAGTTATGCAGATGGGAGCTACAGTCCTACCAGGACTGAATGCGTCACCAGTGCAGATGCCTAAACAGACTGGCGGGGCAACTGGCTACTGGCTTGGTGAGAATGAGTCTATTACCGAGTCATCGTTGACCGCAGGTCAGATTACCTTAACTCCTAAAAAGGTTGGAGCATTGGTTAAATTGTCCAATGAGTTGTTGAAATACTCCAATCCATCAGTTGAAGAGGTAATTAGAAACGACCTGTTTACAACTATAGCACTTAAAATAGACCTAGCAGCGTTAAGGGGTACTGGTGTAGAATATGAGCCTAGAGGTATAGCCAATACACCAAATATTAATACTGTTGCTATAGGCACTAACGGTGGTGCTCCAACATTTGATTACCTATATGATATGCAGTATGAATTACAGAAAGATAATGCGTATAGGGGTAATCTCGGATATGTATTCCATCCAGCAGTAAGAAGGAGACTCGTAAAGACAAAAGTAGCACAGTTCAGTACTGATACTGGCGGAGAGTATATTGTGCAGCCTATGACCTCAGAATCGTCCTTAGTTTCATGGATGGGGCATCCGTATAAGATGACCACACAGATTCCTATAGACTTAACAAAGGGCAATTCTACAAATTGTACTGAAATCTATTTCGGTAACTGGTCTGAACTGCTTATCGGTATGTGGGGAACTGTAGAACTTAGAGCATCTCAGGAAACGTATACTGCTTTCCAGTCTGACCAGACTTGGATTCGTATACTTCAGGAAGTTGATATTCAGGTTAGACACGCTGAATCGTTCTGTCTGATTAATGATGCTACTATAGCTTAACTAATAAGGGTAGGTAATACCTACCCTTTATAAAAATTTTAGGAGGTATAAGAAATGCTTAGAGATTTAGGAAACTCGATAAACACATTCCTGTCCGTTGCTCCAACAACTATAGGAACAGGAGCTGTTGCAGATTCTGTTAATGGTGTTGGTGCCGATAGGTCAGATTATGAATATGCTGTTTTTGTATTCTCAAACTGCGAGCCGTTAGGCACACCATTGGGCATAACTGTAACTTGTACAGTTCAGGAATCAAGTGATGATTCAACCTATACGGATATTACTGATGCGTCAAGTTCGCATAATGTGACTAACACCTACACAAGAACTGAAATAGCTGTAAATCTTTTGGGTGTAAAACAGTATGTGAGAGGAAAAATGGAAGTGCAGTTCAATGGTGGTACTGGTCCTTTTATAGTCTGTGATGCTATAGGTATCTTAGGCTCGCCAAAAGAATACCCAGTATAGTATGCTAAGAGTTAAAAAGGGCTATACAGTTTTTTGCAACGGGTTAGGTATAACGGAGGGGGGTGTAATCCCCCCTCAATTTTATGATATTGTAATTAAGGACCAGTCATGGAAAGTTGAGGAATTTAGTGATAAAAAGGATGAGATTGGTGATATTGCAGTTAATAGGATGATTAAAAGTAAAGAGGTAAAGAAGAAATAATGAGTATAATGCTTGTTAGCCTATCCAATGTTAAAGCTTATCTGGATATAGACTCATCTGTTACTAATTTTGATTCTTTACTCAATATTCTAATCCAAGATGTATCGGATAGGATACAATCATTCTTAAATAGGCAGTTAACCAAGCAACAGAGAACGCAATATTTTGATGCTGGACAAAAGAAATATTATTTAACTGCATATCCTATAGATATTACATCAACAATTACAGTCACATTAGATGATGTAGACCAAACTATTGATAGTGATTATTATATTTGGGAAGATGAGGGTTTACTTGAATTTGATGCTACCACATCATATTGTGAACCTAAACAGATTGCTATAACGTATACTGGAGGCTATACAGCTTCAGAAACAGTTGTTAATGATAAGACCACTTATATACTTTCTGTTCCTGATGCTATAGAATATGCTTGCATGTTGCAGGTAGCATATATGTTTCGTAGGAGAGCGGATATTGGTTTAACAAGTTTATCTATGCCAGATGGGTCATTTTCAAAATTAACAGGTGGCTTATTACCAGAAGTTAAAGAGATACTTATGATGTATCGTAAAAATCCTATGGGTGGTTAATTGGATTATTTTTCTGTAAAAGACCCTTCTTATATTAAAGACTCCATAGCATCTTACATAAATGGTAAAGTTGCTAGGGGTCTAAGACGTGCTGTGTCCTCAGAATTAAATATGGTCTTACCGCAAGCACTTATAAACTTAGTTGAAACTAAAATGCGTAAGTATATTTATACGAGAGTTAAACGTAGAGGTAGAAAAGAATGGGATGATAAATCTACCCCACATTTAGGAGAGTCTATACTTACAACACATAGAATTATAAACCAATATGCTACAAAATATGGATTTTGGTCTTTTGCACCACACGCACCAACACATATAGGTGAACTTGGTAGTGTTGCAACGATTATGGTTAAAAGGCGTAAGTTTATGCGGTTTAAGGATAGGGATAACCTAGAAGATGGTTGGAAATTTGCAAAAATAGTGCATGTCCCAAGACGCATTTCTGAAGTTGCGTTGCAGGAAATGTTTGTAAATGAGATAGCTACCCAAACTGACCGTGTTGTAGCATCTGTTGCCGAGAGGTTTAAATAATGTCTACTAAACGGCAGATAATTTTAGAGGAGATTAAAAAACTTTTAGAAGGTATTGTTGATAACACTGGTAAAAGGATATTTCCGCATGTTGAAGTATCTAGAATACCACCAACTAGTTTAGATAATGTACCATATCCTACAATTTTTATATATTCTGATAGGGAGACTAGATTAGAGGATGACCGTGCTGTAAATAGACAAGAAACATGGGAATGGTTCATTGTTCTTGAGGTGTGGGCATATGATAAGGATATGGAAGATTTGTTGAATTATATTCATACAGCTATGTATGCTAATTATAGATTTAGTAATACTGCTGAATACTCATCTAGAATGGGTGTAGATTTTTTTACATTAGACCCGACAAAACGCTTAGAGTCTATGGCTATATCTTATAGAGTTATTTATAGGCATAGTTTAGGTAATATGACAACAACAGGAGGTTAGGTTGAGAAAAATATATTATGATACAGGTTCACCTACATTAAGTATTGCAGAACTTGGTAGGTTTAATAAAGGTATTCCTAAAGAAGTTGCTAACGATGAGATTGCTGATTTATTAGTTAAACGTGG